AAAGCGTTAGTCCGTGAACGTATAGAGGCAGGTAAAGAAATGCCAACGGAAATTTTCAACATATTTGTTGGAAATAAGACTACAATAAAAAGGAAACAATAACTATGAACCAAGTAGCAACGAAAAAAGAAGGAGCATTATCTACAAATTTATTTGAAGCTGATGCAAATCAAGGGGCTCAAAACATATCGCAAGAAGATCTTGCGTTACCTTTCTTAAAAGTTTTGGGACAATTATCTCCAGAAGTCAACAAGACTCATGGAAAATATGTCGAGGGCGCAGAACCTGGCAAGATAATCAACACTGTTACTAATGAACTGTATAGCAATATAAATGTTATACCGGTCTTTTATAAAAGACAATATATAGAGTGGCAAGATCGTGGAACAAGCACTGGAGCACCAGTTGCAATTCACGAAGCAGATAGTGATATTGTGAGTACAACTACTCGTGATAAATCATACAAAGATAGATTACCAAATGGTAACTATTTAGAAAATACTGCTAGTCATTTTGTTATATTAATGGGTGACAGTCCAACCACAGCTTTAATTTCAATGAAAGCTACTCAATTAAAAGTGAGTAGAAAGTGGAATTCAATGATGATGGGTATTAAATTACAGGGTAAGAACGGTTTATTTACACCGCCAACTTATAGCCACATTTATAATCTAAAGCCTGTTCAGATGTCTAACGACAAAGGAACATGGTTCGGATGGGATGTGTCAAAGATTGGTCCTGTTACTGATAAATCTATCTATGATATAGCTAAAAATTTTGCTGAGCGAGTAGGCAAAGGCGAAGTTCAAGCTAAACATGGATCAGAAGAAACTAGTAGTACACCATACTAACGAATCCTAGGTAGTGGGCGTCTAAGCGAGAGTGGATACGCCCACTTTTAAATTTTATGTCGGTAGAAAGTTTTAAAAATATATTCCAGGGATTAGAACGTGCACGAGGTGTCACTTATGTGGACAAGAAGGGTGCGGATGGAGAGAAGATAAAGGGTAAATCTTTTATCTTAAGAGAAAGAGTTACGGAAGATCTTTGGCAAAAACATTTACAAGGGGTTGAACCAAGTCTTGGCATTATTCCCATTAATGATGAAAACAAATGCAGATGGGGATGTATAGACATAGATTCCTATGCAGGGTTTGATCATAAAAAATTAATTAACAAAATTAAACTATTAAAATTACCACTGATAGTATTTAGATCTAAGTCTGGTGGGGCTCACGTATTTATATTTACAACTGTACCTGTCGAAGCAAAATTAGTGAGAGATAAACTTTTATCTATTAGTGCAGTCTTAGGATATGGTGGATCAGAAGTATTTCCAAAACAAATAGAATTAAAATCGGAAGAGGATACAGGAAATTTTTTAAACTTACCATACTTTAATGGCGATGACACAACGAGGTATGCTTTTCTAGAGAGTGGCGAAGCCTCGAGTATGAGCGGTTTTTTTGGTTCATACGAAAGAAATAAATTAACACCAGAACAACTAGAAAAATTAAAAGTTAAAAGACCAGAGTCAGAATTTAGTGATGGACCTCCATGCATAGAATCTTTAACACAAACTAAATTAGAAGATGGTAGAGATAGGGTTATCTATCAATTTATACAATACGCCAAAAGAAAATGGCCAGAAGACTGGGCTAAAAAAATAAATCAATTTAATTATTCATACTTTAGCACACCATTAGAAGACAAAGTTATTCAAGATAAAATAAAATTTCACAGCAAAAAAGATTTAGGTTTTAAATGTAATGAAGAGCCGATGTGTAATCATTGTGACAAAGCATTATGTAAGACTAGAAAGTTTGGAATTAGCGGAGAGTCTGTGTTTCCTGCATTAACAGATTTACAAAAAGTAGAATTAGATCAACCATACTATTGGGTTAACGTAGATGGTATGAGAGTTAGATTAGATAATATAGATTATTTAATGGAACAAAGATTATTTAGAAAGACAGTAACAGAACAAATTAATAGAAAGCCACCAAGAGTTACAGTAAAAGAATTTGAAAAGTATACAGATCTTTTACTAACAAATGTAGAATTAATACCAGCACCTGCAGGTTCATCTTTAATAGAACAATTAAAATCTCATCTAGAAGAGTATTGCACCAATGATTCGGCAGCTACAACCAATAAAGAAGAAATATTTTTAGGAAATGTTTGGACATCAGAAGGTAACCATCACTTTATATTTAATAAATTTTATTATGGTTATTTACAAAGAAGAAAATGGCCGGAGAAACATCAAACTACACAGGACTTATTAATACAACATTGCGATTGCAAGGACGATAGAATCTATGTTGGTAAGAAAAGACCCAGTGTTATGATAGTAAATGAATTTGATAAACCAGAGGATGTTTATAAACCAAAACAACTTAAACCAAAGGATGTGTTTTGAAAACTAGAATACATGTAAATCAACACAAAATTAGAAGCAATAAAAAACATAACTTAAATGAACCTGTCATAACTGTTAAAACTTCTAAATCCAACACTTATGGACATGAAGTAGAAGTGCTGGGGCCAAGTAAAATTATATACAGTCCTGATAAACCATTGAGTTGTGGTGCTAGAGTTTGGATTGAGACAGAAGGAGAAGTAAAAATTAAATGAAAACTATTGTATTAGGACCTCCAGGAACTGGTAAAACTCATACTCTTTTAAATAAGGTAGATGATTATTTAAAAGAAACTGATCCTGATAAGGTAGGTTACTTTGCATTTACAAAGAAAGCAGCTAACGAAGCCAAAGAAAGAGCAATTGATAAATTTAATTTTACCGAAGATGATCTTCCATACTTTAGAACGTTACACTCATTAGCATTTAGAAGACTAGGAATTAATAAAGAAAATGTAATGCAACGTAGACACTACGAAGACTTAGGTAAAAAAATAAATATACAAATAGATTACAATGATTGGGATGAAGAAGAGACTGGACTCTTTACAACTAAAAGTGATTACCTGCGTATAATACATTTAGCTAAACTTAGAAACATAACTCTTGATCAACAATTTAATCTTAAAGAACACAATCAAAAACTAGAATATACAAAACTTAAAATCATAGGAAATGAATTAGAGAGATACAAAAAAGAATATGGTCTTATAGATTATAACGATATGATATTAGACTTTGTAAAGTCTGATAAGTCTCCGAAGTTTGATGTAGTGTTTATAGATGAAGCACAAGATTTATCTCGTATGCAATGGGATATGGTAGATAGTTTTAATACAAACGATTCTTTTATTGCAGGTGATGATGATCAGGCTATCTTTAGGTGGGCTGGTGCAGATGTAGATTCTTTTATTACACAGACTGGAAAAATATTAAACCTGACTCAATCAGTCAGGATTCCTAAAAAAATTCATGAGTACGCTATGAAAATTATTGAAAGAGTTTCACATAGATTACCTAAAAACTGGCAACCAAAAGCACATGCAGGGACAATTACTAAACACTGGAACTTTGAAGACATTAATATGAAAGAGGGTAATTGGTTAGTGTTAACTAGAACAAGACATCAGCTTAAACCAATAGAAGATATACTAAAAGAAAAAGGATTATATTTTGAAAATAGATTTGGTAAATCATATGAGAAACAAATTCAAGACGCCGCAGCTAACTGGGAACATTTAAGACAAGGACAATTAATGCACGGCAAAGACATACAAAAGATTGCACTCTATATGAGTGATACTAATTGGAATAAGAAAAAACTAAAAGCTTTAGTTAAAGATTCATTCTATGGTATTGATGCATTAACTAAAGGGTATGGATTAAATACTAAAAAAACCTGGTATGAATGTTTTGACAATGCTGGATCACAAAGAGTAACATACATTAGAAAGATGAGAGCTAATGGTGAGTCATTAAAAGAAGGTGCAAGAATAAAATTATCTACAATACACAGTGTCAAAGGTGGTGAAGAAGACAACGTTATTATTCTTCCAGACTTAACACACAGTACACAACTAGCTTATGAGCGTAATAGAGATGATGAGAATAGATTGTTCTATGTTGGTGCAACAAGGACCAAGGAACATTTACATATTGTAAGACCAAAAGATGAAAACAAATCATTTCCAATGGGGGACGTATGAAACATAAAATATATAAAAAGCAGGTAGGCGGGGACCACTATAAATCTATGGTCATTCAACCATCAGAATTTATTAACAGAAATAATATTCCGTTTGCGGAAGGAAACGCAATTAAATATTTGTGTCGCCACAAACAAAAAAATCAAAAGGAAGATTTATTAAAAGCTAAACATTACATTGACATGGCCATTGATAGAGACTATCCTGAAGAAGTGAAAGAAGAAATAAAAAAGAAATCTAACTCATGGGGGATAAACAAATGATACAAAAACCTTTATTTGCACCACAAACAGAATGGTTACCACCAGATTCTTTTCCAGACTTATCTAAATATGATGAGATTGCAATTGACTTAGAAACTAAAGACCCAGACTTAATTAAAATGGGATCAGGTTCAGTTACTGGTAGAGGAGATGTTACGGGGATAGCTGTAGCTGTACATGGATGGTCAGGTTATTATCCAATTGCTCATGAAGGTGGTGGTAATATGGACCGTAAAAAAGTTTTAGCTTGGTTTCAAGCAGTGCTATACACACCAGCTACAAAAATATTTCACAACGCCATGTATGACGTATGTTGGATACGCGCGTTAGGTTTAAGTATTAACGGTAAAATAATTGACACGATGATTGCATCGGCCTTGGTTGATGAGAATCAAATGCGTTATGACTTAAACAACTGTTCTAAAAGATACACTGGTAAGACAAAAAATGAAACATCTTTATATGAAGCAGCAAAGAGTTGGGGGGTTGACCCCAAGGCAGAAATGTATAAACTACCTGCCATTTATGTTGGCGCATATGCAGAAAAGGATGCAGAGCTTACATTAGAACTTTGGCAAGAACTTAAGAAAGAAATTTTACACCAAGATATACAATCTATTTTTGAATTAGAGACAGAACTTTTTCCTTGCTTAGTCGATATGCGTTTTTTAGGAGTTCG